CGGATTTGCGGTTTCCTGTCACCGGACAGCAGGGACACGGGCACCGGATTATTCACCTACGGCGTGGCAAAGTCAACCACTTTTTTAATATCCAGAATATGTAGTATTCATAAGGGTTTCAGAGGGGATGTCCGATTTTCTTATTGTGTAGTAGATGTATACGGAAGGGAAGTAAAACTGTCATTCGTTACACTAGACTTTTTTAAATGCCTGCTGAGCCAGTATTCACAAGGGTTTCAGGCACTATGTCCAATTTTCTTATTATGTAATAGATATTATACGAAAAACTGTTAAAAATGACCGTTTTTTATACATACCTAATTACTTTGATAACCTTGAAAGCCTTGGTATCATTGAGTTTCCGAGCATGACGAAATATCCCCTTATGAGGAGAAAGAAAAAAACTGTTAAAAATGACTGTTTTTTATGTAGACTTAATTTTTTTGATACCTCTCAAACCCTTTATTTACAAGGCTTTCCAAACTTTGAGTTAAGTCCCCTTATGAGGAGAAAGAAAAAAGTATCAAAATGACCGTTTTTTGTACATACCTAGCAAATTTCATAGTCGAAATAGCTATATTTTACAAGGGTTTTCGGACTTTTGCTAATCCAATCTTATGAGGAGAAAGTGAGTAATGAAGATGTTATTGCATAGTTTTTTGAATAATGTCCACACATATTTTTGTGAAACATGCTAAAAATCTAATAAAATCAAGGGTTTACGGACTTTTATAACAACATCTTAAAAATAGAGAAAACGGACTAAGGGGGACGAGCAAAATGTTAATGTCGATGCAGCAAATTTCAACCATGCACTATGGGCGAAATTCGGATCATGCCAACGAAGTTATGCGGTTTCCCGGACTTGAAATGTTTATATATGGAGAGAGAATTACAAAAAAACAGATAAATTCGCAAATAAATGGGTGATTTCGCCCTAAATTTAGGGCGAAATTTAAGTTACTATGGAGAAAATCTGCAAAAATAGAGACAAATTCATGAAAAAACGAGTGATTTCAACTCTCATATGAGTGTTGAAATTTAAGTTACTATGGAGAGACTTTGCAAAAATGGAGACAAATTCATGCAAAAATGAGTGATTTCGCCCTTAAATCTAGGGCGTTTTTTAAGTTGCTATGGAGAGGGTGCGTGGACAGACCAAAAACACCCATTGCACATGGGCGAAAATATTTTTTCATTTGCGCCTATATGGAGAACGATATTTTTACTTAGTAACTTTGTGAAAAAACACCAGAACCCCAATAAAATCAAGGCTTTTAGCGTTTTCAATAATGGGTCTAATATGGAGAAAAACAGCCGAAAATACAAAATTCAACCAAGTTTCCGCATATCTTAAATATCCAATAACTACAAGGGTTTTCGAGATTCGGACAACGTATTTATGCGGTTTTCGAGACTTGAAATGTTTATATATGGAGAGCAACATTTTTTTATGCAACTTTGTTTCGCAGAAAGGACGGTGATAGATTGAACAGCATTAACACAACCAAGCGGTTATTTAACAGAACACTCAACCACGAAAGGACTGAGATTACAAACTATTATACAGGTGAATTTTACAATGTATTCTTTAGAAAGAACGACCGTAGCACCACTCCGCAAGGTAAGGTGAGACTATTTTACCCTGTGACCACAAACATCAAAATTGGCACGATTTTCTCTTTCCCAGATAAAGGAAAATATTTAGTTGTATCTCAGGACTCTGATGAGAACAGCGTCTATTATACTTCTCTTGCGATCCGCTGTGATGAGATATTCAAGGTCAAACACAATAACACCCTTGTAAGCGTTCCATTTGTGCTTTCAAGCGAAGTTTATGACATATCTGAAAATTCCACCATCAGCATTATAGACGGCTCTATAATCGCTTATACGGGGCTTATAGACGCAACTAAAGGCATCACAGGAACATATAATGTTTTTGGCGGTACATATGAGGTTAAGAACTCATTTATCCGTAGTGGACTGATTTATTATTATTTGAAGCGCACTGCAAATGAAACAAACACATTAACCTATAAGGGTTTGACAGAACTTGACATATCAGCAGGAGCAAAACAGTTGACATATGAAGCAAAGACAAATGGTAATGTCATTAATGATCCGATGCTGACATATGTAACATCTGCGCCAGACATTGCGACTGTATCTGACACAGGTATGCTCATTTTCCGACAAGCAGGAACAGTTACCATCACAGCAACGTGGATTGAGAAAGATGTGGAATGTATCACAGAATTTACTCTGACAGGTGACGCACCTGATCCAAATAAGGTGAACGTTACAATCACAGGTGGCGATACTCTCCGCTACGGCAGAGCAAAAACATGGACTGTTACTTTCACAGATTATACTGGTACAACTGTAGAGAAAACGGACTTCACATGGAATGTTATATCAAATTTTACAGTGACCCAAACAATCACAGATAATAAAATAAAATTAGAATGCTCAGATGGAAAAGCAATTGATAAAACATTTACGCTGCAAGTATTAGATTCAAATGGAACAACACTTGCTGAACAGATTATTACTATCACAGGATAATAAGCGTCCCCAAAACGGGGGACGGTTAAAATAAAAATCACATTGGGACGGTGATACTAACTAACTAGGGCTAAGTTAAACTTAGGGGGGAGGGAGTCAGCCGTAACAAGGAAAGGACAAAAAATGGAATTAAATATTCAAGGATTAACACCAGAACAGATGGAACAGGTAAACAAACTCATCCAGAGTGAGACAGACAAGGTTCGGACAGATTACAGCACTAGACTTAGGACTGCAAACGAGGAACTTGCCAAGTACAAACCACAGGAGAAATCTGATTCTGAAAAGGCTCTCGAAGCAAGATTATCTGCTCTTGAAGCCAAAGAAAAAGAAATTGCCGAAAAGGAACGATCAATGCAGATTGCTTCCAAACTAAAAGCGAAAGGACTGCCGGAGACACTGGCACAGTATCTAAATCTTGGTGAGGACATTGATGGAGCAATTGATAAGGTAGGTGCTGAAATTGGTAACTACTTTCTCGCAGGGAGTAATAAACCTTCCATCCATCAGACCAACCGAGGACTCACAAAGGAAGATTTCAAGAAAATGTCCTACGCAGAAAGGGCAAAACTTTTTCAAGAAAATAATGAATTGTATAAGGCACTATCTAATTAAGGACTGAACAGTTATAGGTAAAATTACCAAAAACAGACATCAGTTCTTTTTTTATGCAGAAAGGACTGAAAATGGACTTAAACGGAATCCAGCAAGCCATTAGTACATTTGGATTTCCTATTGCTTGTGTAATTTTTCTTGCTTGGTTTATATGGAAAATCTGGAACCAACAACAGGATCAGAACCAAAGCAGAGAAGAAAAATTATATGAGTTTCTCGGAAAAGCCAATGTACTGAATGAGCAATTAACAGAGACAAATTCAGATTTTGTACAGGTATTGAATGCGTACAAAACTGATATTGAACAAATCAAACATGATGTAACTGAAATTAAAACTAATATGAAAGATTAAGAGGTAAATGAATATGGCTACAATTAATACAAAACTTATCGTTCCAGAGGTTTATTCTGCTTTAGTAAGAGAAAAAATTACAGGAAAATGCAAAGTGGCACAGTTCGCCGTGACAAAAGGTAACCTCATGGGTCAAGCCGGAGAAACAGTTAAATTCCCTGCTTACAAATATGTGGGCGATGCTTCCGATTGGACAATCGGCACTGCTATGACTGCCGGAGAACTTGAACAAACAACTACATCTGCAACAATCAAAGCAATCGCAGCACCTGGTGTAAATGTTTATGATTATGATAATGAGGTTGCGGTGGGTCAGCAGGTCAATGAAGCCGCTTCACAGCAAGCCGTATCTATTGCAAGAAAGATGGACACAGATGCGATTGATGCTTGTCTTACTTCTCCACTAAAGAAGAAACTTGCTGCTAAGAATGTCGTAACACAGGATGAACTTATCGCAATGCTTGGTCTTTATGGCGATGACAGAGACTCTGCTGATTTTGATGCAATTGTTATTCATTCTGTATTTGCACCATCCTTCTACTCTATGGATATGTTTGTTTCCAGAGAAAAAACTATGGTAAAAGATGGCAATGGCATCACCATTAATGGTGTTATCGGATATTTTCTTGATATTCCCGTTGTGCTGAGCGATAGACTCTATGACACAACTTCTCAGGAAGGTTTCATCCTTATGATGAAGAAAAATGCTCTGTCCTTACTTCCAAAAGAATCTCCATTCACAGAGGTTGCAAGGAATGCATCTAAACGACTTAGCACCATCTTTACATCTGATTTTTATGCAATGGCATTGACTGACGATAGTGCTGTTGTGTACGCAAAGAACGTAATCGGCTGATAGAGGGCTGCCCTAAAGTGGGGTATAGTTTGAAGGGTGTCGGTAAACTGCCGATACCCTTTTTACAGGTTGTACCAATTTTGGTACAAGGTGCAAAGGTTGGGGGAAATTTACCACAACCTAAAAGGATAACGCAAATTTGCGACAACCTACAGGAAAGGAGCAAGCAAATTGTTAGATGGTGCAAAATTAAAATTCCTGCGGTATATGCATGGCAAGACTCAAAAACAAGTTGCGGATTGGTGTGATGTCAACCTGCGCTTCGTTAAGGGAGTTGAGCGCAATGAATATAGTCCCTCGCAGGAAGTTTATGAAGCGTGGCTCAATTGTATTTACGATATTGGATCACCAATAAAAAGAGAAAAACCAGTAAAAAAAGTAGTAAGTCCGTCCACGAAGAAACGGACAACAACAAAAAATAAGGCATAAAGGAAGTATCAGATATGGATGGTGCTGAGTTTAGAAAGTGGCGAAGAAATAAAGAATATACACAACAGATGGTCGCAGATTTTTGCAAATGTCATAAAAGCACCATTTGTAGGTTTGAAAAAGGTCAGATTGAGTTACTGCCACATCTGATGGAACAACTCAATAAATTTATAAGCCACTATGAAAACTTATAATAAATGCAAAAATTAACCAAATAAAGGTAGAAAGGTAAGGTGAAATAAATTGCTTAAATGCAACTATTTCGCCTTTATTTTTGTTTGCCGTATGAGTGATTTATTTCACCCATATGGTGACAAAAATGAAGGAAAATTACAGAAATTTATTATTACAAGGAAACGAATGGATTGACGGATCAGATGAGTATGGATTAATTCTCACTGATGATTTGGACTCACTTCTATCCTGCTCCATCCTCAAACAGGTAAAAGGATGGGACGTTGAGCAGGTGATGATTTTTAAGTATGACAAGAATCAAAATTTTGATGCACATGGTATAACCAAGAACGCCACACATGAAGCAATTGGCGTTGATTTAGCACTTACAAATGGAAAATGTTTTGACAATCATCTGACTCAATTCAAATGGAATGGCACAAGTAATCCAGAAAGTATTAACCTTAACAGGATTGCAGGAATTTCCAGAGATAAATATTACAGAAAATATAACCTCTCTACTGTCCTGCTTTTATGGTCTTTATATGACCTGCCAAAAGAGAAACTGTCAGATGAATTAATGATGTTGCTTATAGCAATTGATGGCTCATTCCAAGGATTTTATACAGAAGAAAAATATGTATGGATTCATAAACATTGGCTGGTAGATGTACTTGACCTACCAGAGTTTTATGAGTGTGAAAAGCGTCATACTAAAGATGAATTTAAGGAAATTCAGAAAAAATATAACATCCATAAAGGCTATGGAAAAATCACATTGAAAAATGGTTATCTCAGTACAGATATAGATATAGAAAGAGTTAATGATGTACTGGGATGGGACACAGATATTGTGGTTGAATTACCTACAGATGGATTCAAAAAGAAAGCAATTTACAGAGATTGTATGAGAAGTATTGATGATTCTACCAGAAGTATAAGCAAGTTTTCTGATGATGTATTTTCGTATGCTTTAACCAATAAATACACAGTAAATTATTCAGAAAGGATTGAGGAAAAATGCGATATACAGAAACAAGTAGCATAATAATTTACTCCGGCAAAATTGCAAATGAACTACTCCGGCGAGGTCACAGGATCGTGAAGGTCATGCCAGACAGGAGAAATAAGATTAAGACAGTATTTATCTTTGCAAATGATGAATGTATTGTGCAGGATGTGGATGAACTCACACGACCAAATGATAGTGAAATTTTTGCAAGCCTAGATTAAATCTAGGGTGTCATGTTTCGTTACTCCCGTTGTCAATGAAAACTTTTCGCTCACGCCGTGAATACAACCGAAATTCTTACAAGAAAACAGGGGATAAACCGTAAATCCGGCTCTATCTCACGGTCATCTTTTCGACTTATCTAATGGTTATTTCGACCGTGAAATTGTGGAGTGAGAAAAGCAAATCCGAAACTTTCGGACTTGAAATAAATTTACATAGGAAAGGAATCAAAAAAATGAGAAAAACAATTGTAATTTTTTCAGCAAGTAAGGCACGAGAACTACTAAAGAATGGATTTCAGATTATTGACATCAAGCCACATCATGATGATCCTACAAAGAAACAATCAGTTTTCGTATTTAAGTACGATGATAGAATTAATGATTTTATCTAATTCATTTCTGCTGAAAAATTTCCCAACAAAAAAGAGAAAAAATAAATAGGTGCTTACAGATTGATGCAATCCATTTGACTGTTCCGCTAATGCTGCACAGATCAAATGTCTTGTGATTCATATGAACATTTCCAAAACTGGACAGTTGAGAAATACAGATTAAAGAACACTAAAGTACGTTTCAACTGTCAAAAAATGGAAAAAGAACGAAGGTACAGGTAAATGAAAGCACAAGTGAAAGAAAAAAGTGAGAAAAGTGAGATTTCCTTCACAAAGTGTGTGAGAGAATGAGCGCAAGCGAATGAGCGAATGCACTTTGCATCAATCTGTATGCCCGAATCCAATTGTACAAAAAAGGAGTCATAAAAAATGCTAGAATTAAACAAGGAATACACTTACAAAGAAATTTGTGAGGAATTAAAATGGAAAGTTTCAGATGGAAATTCAAAGAAAGCACAAATCAGAGAGATAGAATCTGCTTATAAGTTTTTCCACCCAGAAAATAAGAAAACACATAAACCCAAGAAATCATATATTTTTACAGAAATGCTTCGGGAGTTACAAAAACCATCGGTAAAAAATAATGGTGGATGTCATAATGATAAAAATATTTCACCTATGATGGAGTACCTTAGAGTAATATTCTCTGATGAGAGGTTGCATGAACAACCATTTACGATGACAAATTTGTTTTGCAATGTCATGAAATTTATGAGAAAAAGTTGCTACGAAAAAGGATATGCCGAAGATGATGAACTTTTGAATTATTGCCAAAGAAATTATATCTATAATCCAAATTTATTCAAGGCTTATTCCGCTACCATCAAAAAAGTTTTAAAAGAAATCACTTTAAATGCGATTACGGCATTAGGCAAAAAGAATCTTGCTGAATATGAGGATGGATATATCTTTTACTACAAGATGGCAAAGTCAGATGATCGTATTCTTGGTAATATTTTTTCTGATTATATTAATGATGAAGTCATTGAGGTTGAAAGAAAAATTTGTGAAGAATTTAATGAAAAACACAATTTGTCCTCTAAGATGAAAGGACGACAGTTACTGAGGAAGATATATGCGTCAAAAGCATTACGGGAACAATTTGACAGAGAAAAATGTGCTGAACTGATGAAACATGAGGATGCTATCAGAGACTTAAATGGTGTGATTGAAGAAACATATCAATTTAGTTTTAGTATTCAGTACATAGATGAGGATAGACCACTTATTTCTTATTACAGAGCAGTGAGTATTAACGATATGGAAAAACTCACACTTACAGATAATGAAGTATGGAATCTTGCGAAAAAGATATGTCATATTGTTGTGAATAAGAGCCGAAAATCATTTTTCCAAGACAAACGCAACAGAAAATATGATACTTTTGAGGATATGCAGGATATGGTTGTTACGGAACATCTGCTGTTTAAAAATGGTCTGTTGGATGGTCTTGTGAATGAAAATGCAGATTATGATCTGGTTGTACTGGATGAGAACGGTAAACCAGAACTATGGACTGAGAATTGGGGACTTCCAGATGTAATGGGATTTTAACGGGGGTTCTGCTGGAACCGCACCCAAAATATAAATGCTGTCGGTTTAGAACGCTAAATTGACCGATAGCTTCGGTTTAGAAACAGAAACGAACGGAAGTAATATTTAGTTTACTTCTATAGATAGGACGGAGGTCTTTTTTATAAGACTTCCGTTATTTTTATACATAAAAAAGGAGCAAAAAAATGACAGAACAAGAAATTAAATGGGAAAATGAAAAATTTGAAATGAAGAAAAGGAGTTTCGAGTTGATGCTTCAAATGCGGGACTATCTCGATAAGATGACAGAAACGTGTAATAAATCATTAGAAATCTTGAAAGGAGTGAGATAAAATGCCAGCATATAAATCAGAAAATCCAAATCCTACAACATTAATCGCCAAAATGACAAAAGTTTGTCCTTACTATGTCGGGAAGTATGTGGAGTGGTATCTTACTCCACCAGATGAAAGGCAATCATGGGATGACTTATGCAAATGCGATAATCATTTCCAAAATAAATCTGGTGAAAATAGAACAGAAAAATTCTGCAAAGAGAACTGGTTGGTTCGTGAGGACGCACAAGCAGCCATTAAGATTTACATGAAACATATGCAGACAGTCAACACCATGAAGATTTATCAGAAGATGCTTGATAAGGCTCTTTCTGGTGATGTTCAGGCGGCTAAGTATATCCAAGATTTTCACACAAGTAAATTTTTCGAGGACGAGCAGGATGAAATAAATGACTTTTTAAGTACAGTAAATATACCAAAATTAAAGAAAACTAGGGGGTGATTGTATGGCACTCTCTAAGCAAAATATGGAAAAATTAAGATGGTTGTGGGCTGATGAGAATAAGATTGCATGGATTGAGACATTTCTCAAAATTGCAAATAAGGAGGGAAAAATTGTCCCGTTCATCCTGACTGACGAACAGAGAGCATTTGTGTCTGGACTGGAACACAAGAATATTATTTCTAAAAGTAGGCAGTTGGGTTTATCAGTTGTTTGCGCTGCATTGAGTATCAGAAAATGTATCGTGCAGGACAATACTACTTGTGTGCTTATCAGTCACTCTCAGGAGTCTACGAATAAAGTGTTTGCTAAGTTAAAGCAACAATTCTACTCTCTTCCCGACTGGTTACGTCCTGATCTGCTTACGAATAACAGACAGGAACTAACTTTTACAAATGGTAGCCGTATCTCATGCCAGACGGCAGGTAATAAGGACTTATGCCGTGGTGACACAATAAACGGAATTTTACATATGAGTGAATATGCGCTTTGGAAGAATCAGGACGGACAGTTACAATCTCTGATGCAAGCCAGTACAGAATCAGCGCAGATCATCATTGAATCCACAACAAAAGGATTTAACAAGTTTACTGAACTATATATGCAGGCAGTAAATAATGAGAACGACTTCAAGCCATTCTTTTTTAATTTCATCAACGGTCGTGCGCTGTTTGAGAACCAATATAAACAATCTGTCAAGTCTTATAAGGCAAGGCATAATGGCAAGATGCTCACTGAGGATGAATACGATGACGAGGAAAAATATCTTGCAAAATTAGGTATGACACCAGATCAAGCCGTATGGCGCAGGGGAAAGATTGCAGAATCTTCTCTGGATGCTTTTCACGAGGAATTTCCATCAACATTTGAGGAATCTTGCATTGTAACTGGTTCAAGTGTGTTTGATAATAGTCGTGTTATCCGTATTCAGCAGGCACTTACGGAGAAAAAGGTTAAGCCACTGTCACTGGATAAGTTGGTGGGATTACCGCAGATGTTACGTCCATATGTACAGAATAAATCCTTGCTTATATGGGATGTTCCTAAGTATGGAATGAAATATTATGCAGGAATTGACGTTTCTGAGGGATTAGGTGGAAAACATGACTATTCTACTATCTTTATGGTGGATGCTGATGGTAAACAGGTTGCTGAATTTAGGAACAATAAGACAAAACCATATATCTTTGCAGATGTTTGTGATGCAGTCGGCAGATGGTACAACAAGGCTCTGCTGACAGTCGAAAAAGCAAGTGGCGGTCACTCTGTAATTGAAAGACTTAGATATGAGAAACATTATATGAATATGACGAAATATAAGACCTATGATGAGTATAATCGAACTGTCTGGCAAGTTGGATTCAGCACCAACAACAAGACAAAAAGTATTGCGGTTAATGATGCCCGTGAGTGGTTTGAGAAAGGTTTTATCGCAATAAAGAGCAACAATTTATTGGAAGAAATGAAGACATTTGTGGCGCAGGACAATGGTGCTTTCGATGCAGTGATTGGGTCACATGATGACTTGGTATCAGGATTCTGGTTGTGCGTACAAGGTATGAAAAACGGATTTTGGTATCCATTTTAGAGAAAGGAGTTAAGATGATTAACGATTATATAGAAAAACAATATGGTAATAATCCAAAATGGTTCATGGAAGAAGTTAATCAACACAATCATGCTGCAAGAATCGCTGATGTTGTTGCTAATCGTGACTATCTTGCGGGACGACACAAGGTATTAAATCGTGAGGACTCTTATTATAAAGGTAAGAAGTACATTACAAGAAAAACGATACTGAATTACGCTAAAACAGTGATTCGATTCCATGACACATTTCTGCTTGGAAATCCTGTCAGTTTATCCTGTCAGGACAGTGAAACACTAAAGACATTTAATGATATTTACAAATTAGGTCAATACGAGACAGTTGACTATCAGATTATTGATAGAGTCAATAAATTTGGTGATTCTTATGAGGTTATTTATGTCGAGGACAGTGTGATTAAATCTAAGGTACTGGACAGTGCTTGTTGCTATCCTGTTTATGACGATAAAGGTGAATATGTCGCATTTATTGAACATTGGACAGATGTTTATACTCACGTAAGTTACTGGAACGTATACTATCCTACTTATGTTGAGTGTTGGTCAAATGATGGTGGAGATGAACATTTATTGAGTACCACCATGAGTATTGGACTGCCTATCCATTACCATAATTTCTCAGACAAGGATTATAATTTTGGGGAGTCAATGCTTACGGACATTAAGCCTATTATGGATGAATTAGAGGACTTGCTGAGTAAATTCTCTGATAGTATATACACAAATACTATGAATGTCTTACCAATTGCTACGGGACAGTATATTGAGTCAAGTATACCTGCTGATGCTACTGGTTATGTGCTTAATCTTGATAATGGAGATTTCAAATATGCAAGTTGTAATATGGATTACAATAGTATCAAACTCTTACTGGACAATCTCAAACAGATGCTTAATGACATCGCTTGCATTCCAAGTGTGTTAGGAAGTTCAACGAATGTCGCCAATATCTCAGAGGTGGCAATGAAAATCTTATTTGCTATGGCTGAGGTCAATGCTAATGAATGCAAGAAGTGGCTCAATACTGGATTTAGGAAGAGATTTAAGACTTTCCAGAAGATTTTGAACATGCAGGGCATCAGTGTTGGATGTGATGTTGATGTGGTTTATAATGTGGCTATGCCAGTTGCAGGATCGGAAATGATTGCAAATCTAAAGGCATTACAAGAAATGGGAGCCGTGTCAGTGGACACTATCATGGAGAAAGTAGACCTTGTGAGTGATCCTGAGGTGGAGAAGGTTAGGTTACAGAATGAGAAAAGTGTTGTAAATCCTAGTGATACAGTAGGAATTGAATAAGGATGATACTGTGGGTGTAGGTGTTTGATGCTTTAGTGTGGTGAAGTACAATCAAAAAATTCGGTTCTATAGAATAGAGCATTTTATCTAATTCATAGTGATATACTATGCCTGTCTCTTATACACATCTCCGAGCCCACGAGACGGACTCCTATATCGT